AAGCAGTCTTCAAGATTTACTTGGTAGTGTTGCAAATGATGTAGCAATACCTTCAATAGAATCATTACAAGAAACTATAGGTAGTGCTATTAGTGCTCCACAACTAACAGGACTTGATGCATTTGCAAATGAAGTACTAGGAAGTGTTTCTGGTAGTGAATGGACAGATGCTACAGGAGCATTGAGAAGAAGGTTAACAGAAGCAACAGAAGCAGTTTCTGCAACTGCTTTTGATCCTGGTACATTGATACCTAACTTTAAGTTTGCAACAGAGCCTACTTTTGATGAAGATGGAGTTCAAAATGGTGAAAGGGTAGTGGCATTCAAATTTGGTAATGCTGCTGTACAACCAATCAAAGATGCATTGTCTGAAATTGTTCCAGAGCCATATGAAATAGAAGAAATGGCTGCTACAATAAAGAATGAGTTGTTAGAAGACAAAGGAGTATCTATAGCTACCCTAGGTCCTGTTATAAATAAATTTAAGGAAAGACTTGCAACTGAAGTTAAGTTTGATCCTTCTACTGGAGAGAACTTTGTTTTTCAGAAGACATTAGATGAAGATGGAGCTGAGATACTAATACCATTTGGCTTTCCATCAAAAGAAGAATGGGAAGAGTCATTCCAGCAAGGTCGTGCTGCAGCACAAGGTGTGATGCAAGTTAATGCTGGAGCTTTGAAAAAGTTTATTGGTGAAAATACTGAAGTTGCACAAGATACATTTAAAAGACTAAGTGAGATTGATATTACAATACCAACCTCAGAAAATATATCTGAAGGTGCAATAAATGAATTTGTTAAAGATCCAACTACTGGTCTTGCAGTAAACTTAGATAATATATTGAATGCTTTTGGTCCAACTATTGAATCAGCTAAGAAAGCTGCTCCTGGAGTGGAAGCAAACTTGAAAGTGTTGGATAGTAACTTTAAAAACTTCTTTACTCAATTGGGTAAAGAACTACCACCAGGGCAAAAACCAGAGCCTTTTGTGGATCCTGAGGAGGGCGCAGAGTGAGTAAAGTAGCAGTAGTAACACAAAATAGAGCTGCAACGACTACTGTATATTCAGACTTCTTTACTGACTTTTCAAGGAATGCTGTCACAGGTCAACTCAATAAGAAGATTAATGCTGAAGCAGTAAAGCAATCTGTAAGAAATTTATTGTTAACAGATAAACTTGAAAGAGTTTTTCAACCTAATGTTGGTGGTGGATTGAGAGCATTGTTGTTTGAAAATGCTACTCCATTTACACAAATGCAAGTACAAGCATATATCAATGAAACAATAATTAACTTTGAGCCAAGAGCTGAGTTATTAGCAACAGAGCTTGAGTTTATAAATGACAAGAATGAGGCTAGAATAACAATTACTTTTGGTATTATAAATATTGAAGACCCAGTTACTTTTACTTTAGGCCTAGAAAGGACTAGATAATGGCTACGACCAATACAGAATTCTCGGTCGCCAATTTGGACTTTAGCACAATTAAGTCTAACCTAATCACGTTCATGCAAGGCCAAGATGTTTTTGCTGATTATGACTTCACAGGTTCAAACTTAAATGTATTGATGGATCTGCTAGCATATAACACATACTACAATGGAATCTATCTTAATCACGTTGCAACAGAGATGTTTCTTGATAGTGCACAGTTGAGAGACAGTGTTTATTCAATATCTAAATCACTAAACTATCTTCCAAGATCACATAGATCTGCAGTTGCATATGTTAACATCAATGTTAATCCATCTAGTAATCCACATCAGATTACTATTCCAAGACTTACAAAATTAACATCTACTATTGGCGACAATACATATACATTCTCGACTAACTCAGATATAATTGTATATTCAAACAACAGTTATCTTGCTTCTAATGTTGCAATATATGAAGGTGATCTTGTTCAAGAAGCATTCTTAGTTACAAATACATCACCTAATACTTCTTCATTCTATATAAACAATTCAGATATTGACGTGTCTAGTCTTGCTGTTAAGATAAGAACATCTAATACTGATAGTACCAATAGTGAATATACAAGAGCAAATTCATTGTTTGGTTTAACTGCTACAAGTAATGTATACTTTGTAGAGCCATCAACAAATGGTAGTTATACTGTTGTACTTGGTAATGGAACATTTGGTAGACAACCTTCTAATAATAACTTATTGGAAATATCTTACAGAAGATCCAACGGAGAAGAACCAAATGGAGCTAATAGTTTTTCTGCTGATAGTATCGCTGGCCACAGCGCTGCTATTTCGTTAGTAACAAGAGCAACTGGAGGTTCTGGTTCTCAAAACTTAGACGACATTAGATTTTCAGCACCAAGAGCATTGGCTGTTCAAGAGAGAGCTGTTACAAAAGAAGACTATAAGACATTAGTTGTTAATGAGTTCAATGATATATCATCTTTGAATGTATATGATGGTGCAGATGAACCTGTTCCTCAAATGGGTGTTGTTAAGTTAGCAATACGAAGTGATTCATTTGATGTTCTTCCAACAACATTGAAGACACAGATAACTAACTTCTTAAAAGATAAAACACCTATTGGTATCAGAACAGATATAGTTGATCCTACATTTATCAATATTGACGTACATGCAGATGTTAAGTACAATAGAAATGCAACAGACGATAATGTAGCTACTATTCAAACAGCTGTAGAGACAACAATTGACACATTCAATACTGATAACTTAGATGACTTCTTTAAGACATTCAGAAAGAGTAAGTTGATTGAAAAGATCAATGAAACCAAAACATCTATTCTAAGTTGTGATGTTACTGTCAGAATGATGAAATTAATTAGTCCAATTGCTAATGTTGCATTTGATGAAACATTGATATACAATCAACCATTCAAAAGAGACAACCCTGTAGAGCCTGTTGATCAAGGTGAATTTGTATCATTTTCTACTCCATCTGTTGAATCTGAACCATTTGTATTCCAAAATATTACTGGTGCATCAATAAGAGACAATGGAGCTGGAGCACTACAAGTTGTCACTGCTAACTTATCAAGTATAGAAGTATTGAGTTCAAATGTTGGTACTGTTGACTATGAGTTAGGTCAGATTGTAGTATCTAACTTGGTCATAAATTCTTATTCATCTGGAGCATCAGCTGGTACACTCAAAATATTTGCAAGACCCAGAGATCAAGACATCGAAGGAAAACGAAACGATGTGATCAGGATTAGAACAAACGAAACTAACGTGACCGTTATTGAATTAAGAGAATAGTATGTCATTGCTCAACACAATTCAGGATAAGATATCTCCTCTAATACAAGAGCAGTTCCCAGACGTCTATAAAGATGATGGGAATCTTATGACTTTGTTTGTCAAAGCATACTATGAATTCCTTGAGCAATCAGACAAACCATTAGGTCAATCAAGAGATCTTGCTTCTCAACTAGATGTGGATCAAACAACAACAGAGTTCTTGAATCACTTCAGAGAAACATATCTGTTTAGTATTCCAATGACAATGACTGTGGATGCTCCATATGTCATTAAACATATATTGGACTTGTATAGATCAAAAGGATCTAAGAGAGCTCTTGAGTTATTCTTCAAGTTGATATATGGTAAGAGTGCTGATCTTTACATTCCAAACGAACATCTAGCTAAAGCATCTGATGCTACATTTGTGACACCAAGATATATTGAAATCTTTGCGGACTCTACAGTTATACAAGCATTCTTAGGAAATAAGATTAGTGGTCAACTATCTGGAGCAACAGCTTTTGTTACTTCTATTGTTGATACTAGCGTACAAGGAAAAGCATTACAGATAGTTTACCTTGAGAATCTTGTTGGTGAATTTATAAGAGATGAGTTAGTTTTTGATCCAACTGGTATACACTTTGCAAGAACAAATGGTTCTCTTTCTGCTGTTAACATAACAGATGGAGGTAACAGTTATTCTGTTGGTCAAGAACTTATTGTTAAGTCACAATCAAACACATCTACTGTTGGTAAGATAAGAGTTACTGAAACAGCTGATGGTACTGGAGTTCCTGCATTAGTATTACAAGTTGGTGGATCTGGTTACAGTTCTAATAATGCATTGTCTAATGTTATTGTCAGTAACACAATACTACAAGTAAATAACATATCCAATACCTTTACAAACCCATACGCTGGTGCTAATACTACACCAGCAAACACGTTTCAAATATTTGAAAATGTATTTGCTCCAAGAGTTGAAGTAACATATACATCTGAAGATAATATATTTGCTTCTACAGCTAACACCTCAAGTTTTGTACAAGGAATAAATTCTACAGCCGGTGTTATAGCTAATGGACATGTAGCAATCAATGATGCTGCTGAAGGAGCAACAAATGGTACGTTGCTGATATATGAAACCTCTGGATCATTTGCAACAGATAATGGTGTTGTTAAACTAAAATTTGGTGGCAATGCAGATGTAAACGCTGACTTTGGTACATTTACAAATGTATATTCAACAGGTAGATTCATAGGTAAGAGAGCAAACAATATAGGAATAACCGACAACAATATGGTGTTTCCAGTAGAACCTCAAGGGTTTATCAAAGGTGAATCAACAAATACATTTGCTGATATTGTTGCAAATAGATCAGGACTCAATGCAAATGTTTTGATCAATGCAGTTGGTAATGCTGTAGCCACAAATGTTTACACTGATATGATTGAGTTTACTAACTCTGGTAATGTACTTTCATTAGATATGATCATTAGTGGTTCAAATAGTAATGTTGCTGCTGCTGGTTATGGGTTCTCTAAAGATACATCTGCTGGTATTGATAATGTTATTGACAAAGCATTAAGATTTGAAACTAGTGAACTACTTGGTGAGGTGACATCATTTACAGTTGTTAGTAGTGGTAATTCATTTACTGCTGATCCTATAGTGATGACTCAAAATAGATTTGTAGATAGTTTCTTTCAAAAAGACTTAGAGATAACATATCTGAATAGAGCTGGTGACACTCCTGCTGTAGGTGATATGTATCGTCAATACTTTGCTCATGATACAAGAACATTAACATTTTCAACTAACACAGCTAATCAATTCTCTGTTGGTGAAGGTCTCAAACAAGTTATCAATAGTAGTACAAATACATTCATGCAAATAAGATCAATTACCAATACAACACATATGGTAGTTGGTGGATTGTATACATCAAATACAACAGCTGGTGCTGAGAGATTGATTGGTGATAATGCAACAATCAATGCAACTATAAACATAACTGGATTGTTATCTGGTGCAACTATAAACACTATAACAGCATCATCCAACACTAGTGAAAACACAGTTGCAGTTGGTAAAGTATTAGAATCAAACACATCAAATAACTACTTGAAGATGAGAATGCATTCTATTGAACATGATTTCAAAGTATCTAGTGTTACCTCAGAGAGATTACAATCAAACAATAACAACAAATCATTCCAGATCAATACTATAGACGAAGATACAAACAATTACAACAGGTTTGTTAAAGCTGGTGTCAATGCAAATACATTTGCAAATGTTACCATTGGCCAAGGATTGATACAACAGGCAGAAGTTGTAACATCAGGTTTAGGATTCAAAGACGGTGAAATATTAGACTTTACACTAGGATCAAATGCACAAGCAGTTGTTGGAACAGCTGTTGCCAATGGCACAGGTATTGGTGTAGGGTATGTTAAGCTCGATAGTGGTGTACTTGGAGAAGAGTTTTTCCTACATGATAACAACTTCTTCCAACAGTTCTCATACGAGGTGTTGTCTGAGTTTGAACTAAATAAGTATGAAAGAATTCTAAAAGAAGTAATCCATACAGCTGGATACAAACTATTTGGTCGACCTGTTGTAGAGTCGTTCAACAATACAGCAATTTCAGTTGCTAATTCAGCTGTAAGTCAGGCGTAGGGTATGACAGAAAGAGTATACAAAGAGTTTAATGTTCATAGTGCAGAGCAGCTTACTGAGTCTATTACAGAAGCCTCTAACACAATGTACTATGTGTTTAGTACAAAGCATACAGCATATAGTGAAGGTAGTACACCAACTCCCAATGCATCTATTGCTAACTCATTATTCCAGACATATGATGAAATGTTGTTTGGTAAACTTGTTACATCTAATGATATATCACAAGCAATATACAATAATGCATGGTCCAATGGTAGCATTTACCAACCATATGATGATCAAGATACAACATTAAACGATAAAGTTTATTATGTATCAACACAAGAAGGTTCTGACTTTCACGTATGGAAATGTATAGACAACAATGGAAATAGTGTTTCAAACTCACAACCATTGTTTTCTGATGTATCGTCTACACTAGATTCACTATATCTAAAGACTGCTACTGATGGATATCAGTGGAGGTTTATGTATACAATACCATCTGCTACATATACTAAATTCACATCAAACAATTATATTCCTGTTGTAGCTCATGCAAATGCATCTGGTAATGCAATAAATGGTGCATTGGATGCGTACGTTGTATCCAATAGTGGTAACAACTATAATGAATTTGCAAATGGATCAGTAGTATTAGGTACTAATGGTATGTTGTTTTCCATTAACTCTACCTCATTTACTCTATCAGGCAACAATGATTTTTACAACAACTGTTCAATATATTTTACAGCTGGTACCTCAAATGGTGAAATAAGAGAGATTACAGATTATGTTTCAAACTCTACTGGTAAGTTTGTAACAGTCAACACAGCATTTTCATCTACACCAGATAGTACTTCTAAGTTTGAAATCACACCTACAGTTAGAATAAAAGGTGATGGTTCAAATGCAATAGCTAGAGCACTAATCAACACAAGCACAAATACAGTTGCAAACATTCAAGTATTGCAACGAGGTTCTAAGTATACATATGCTGATGTAACTATTGAAGCAAACAATATGGCTGCAGCAAATCTTGCAGTTGTTAGAGCAGTGATAGGTCCATTTGGTGGACATGCACATAATCCAGCATCAGAGTTAGATGCAAGGTATGTTATTATATCTACAAACTTTGCAAACAACGAATCAACTAATATTCAAACAGACAATGACTTTAGAACAATAGGTCTTATAAAAGATCCTTTCTATGCTAATACAAGAATAACAATTGATGCTCCTACAGCTAACTTCCAAGTAAACGAAACAGTAACTGACACTGGTACCGGAGCTACTGGTACATTAGTTGCATCAAACACCACAACAGTTAACTTAACCAATGCATCAGGTATCTTCTTATTGTCATCCAATGTCACTGGAAGTATAACAGGAGCAACTGCAAACGTAACTGCTGTAAGAGTAAACGATTCAGACTCTGCCAGAGCAAACTATCACTACTTTCAACAAACAACTAAATTTGAACATAACTTAGTATCTGGTTCTGTATTCACTGAAGACGAAGCTGTATCACAAGCTACCAGTGGAGCAAATGGAGTTGTATATCAAAGTAACACTACACACACTTCTTTGACAACAGTCCGCGGAGACTTTGAAGCAGCAAATGCCTATATAGTTACTGGAGGTACTTCATCACAAACAGCTAGATTTAAGTCTACAGTACCTGGTGATCTTGTGAGAGGATCAGGAGAGGTATTGTTTTTAAAGAATATAGAAGCTGTGTCGAGATCAAACACTTTAACCGAAACAGTCAAACTCGTGTTAAAATTTTAGAGGAACGAGATGTCTAAAACCCTTGATACTAACTTAAACGTAAGTCCGTACTTTGACGACTACGATGTTGATTCACAGCATCACAGAGTATTGTTCAAACCTTCTGTTCCTATTCAGGCAAGAGAGTTAACACAGCTTCAAAGTATACTTCAGAACCAGATTGAAAAGTTTGGTGATGTTGTTGTTAAAGAAGGATCAATTGTTGAGGGTTGTTCTTTTAACATAAGAAACACAGAGTATGTTAAACTACTAGACAGAGACACTGGTGCAGCGTTGTATACTGTTTCTGAATTTGCAAATGGATTCTTACAGCATGAATCCTCTAACTTAATCATGCAAACTATTGATTCAGCTGCTGGCTTTGAAATAACAAACCCTGATCTGAATACATTGTATGGTAGATATGTTAATAGTGGTAACTCTGGTGGTGTAGATAAAGTTAAATTTGTTGCTGGTGAGACATTAAAGTTCTATCCAGCCAATGGTCAGATATCAAATACATTTACTATCAATGATGGTGGATCGGCTTTTACTAATGGTGACACTCTTATCTTTACAGCTACTCGTGGTATTAACGCTAGTGCTAATGTAACAACAAACAGTACTGGTGGTATCACAGCAGTATCATTAATTAAGGCAGGACAAGATTTTAAGATCAATGATGTACCTGTTATTACATTTAACACAGCTGGTGGTACTGGTGCTAATGTTACTTGTACAATTAACTCAACAGCTTCGTTTGAGATTGCTGGATTGGGATTCAATGTATCTGGTAACACAGAGTTTGATACAGTTGGACAAACAAAACGTGTCAATGTATCTGATGGTACAATATATCAAAAAGGTCATTTTGTTGAGGTAAACCAACAAGGTGTCAATGTACTGAGATATAATTCAAGTCCAAATGATATGTCTATTGGATTTATTACTTCAGAATCTATTATTAACAGCTCATCTAACACATCACTATTAGACAACTCTTCTGGTTTCAATAACGAGAATGCTCCTGGTGCAGACAGACTTAAATTAACACCAACGTTAATTAGTAAAACAAAAGCAGAAGGTGTCAGTTCAAATAACTTCTTAGCTCTTATTAAGTTTGAGAATGGTGATCCAATCACACTCAAAGAAGAAACACAGTTTTCAGAGATTGGTGAAGAGTTAGCTAAACGTACATTTGAAGAAAGTGGTGACTATGTTGTTAAGCCATTCTCTTTCCATACAGAAGATGACACAGGCAATACAACATTTGATACTATTGTTATTGGTGCTGGTAAAGCATTTGTCAAAGGATTCAGAAACGAAACAATTGGTGCTTCAAGAACACAAATAAGAAAAGGCACAACTACTGCTAATGTTGAGAATGCTACAATAAGTCAAAACTATGGTAATTATATCACTGTTGATGAATACTTAGGTAGCTTTGATTTCAATACTGGTGCTCAAATCAAATTACTTGATACAGCCGGTAACAGAATATCAACATGTCCAGCAGGTTCTGCAGAGACCGTTCCATCTACAAACACTGCAACAACTGTTACAGCATCAGCTCCAACATATTCTGGTACCATTATTGGTAATGCTAGAATTAGATCTGTTGTTTATGACAATGGTGTTGGTGGTAAAGAAGACGCAAAGTATAGGTTATATCTATTTGATATTGTAATGAACCAAGGTAAAAACTTTGCAGACGTAAGAGCTGCTTCTTATTTTACTGGTGCAGATGCTGGTGTAGGTTTTGCTGATGTGGTATTAACAAATGGTAGAGCTGTACTTAATGATACAAACCTAAGAAAGTTTGTAGTACCTACTGGTGTCAAAGGTATCAAGACTTTCAATCATAAGACATTAGCTGAGTCATCGTACACATATAGAACAATATCAACTGGTACTGCTGCCACTAATGGTACAATAGTTATTACATTAACAGGTAACCAGGTCTTTGATTATACTGGTGGTTCAACATTATCTACTGACCAAGAAAAAGACTTTGTAATTGTAGCTAACAACACATCTGCTCAGACAGCAGCATTGACCGGAACTGTTACTACAACTACTTCTAATGTTGTTACTGGTAGTAGTACTACATTTACCACAGACTTTCAAGTTGGTGATACAATAAGAGTTACTGGATCAGAAGATGAAGTTATCACAGGTATTACAAACTCTACACACTTAACAACACGAGCAGCTTTCTCTACTGCTGTTAGTGGTGCTGCATATAGACGATTATATGTTGCGGACAAAGTTATTCATCTGGATGATGTATCTGGAAACACAGGTTCAAATGTTACAATCAGTACAGACCAGAAGTCTGCTACTATCAATATGTCAAGAGGTTCAACTCTTGAGTCTACATTTGCTTTACATATATCACATAACATTACAAAGAGACAATCAGCTCAGAAGAATAAACTTCTATCAGCTAACACTTATGTAAAAATTAACTGTGCAACTAACGCAGATACATCTGTAGGACCTTGGTGCTTAGGAGCTCCAGACGTTCTTAATCTACAAAAAGTATATGTTCAATATAATAACTTTACAAGCATTGAAGCTGCTGGTAATGATAAGACAGAACACTTTGAGTTGTTACCAAACCAGAAAGATGGATTCTACGATCTATCTAAATTGAAACTAAGAACAGATACTCTTGGTGCACCGACAATCAATAGTACAGCAAGAATACTTGCAGTGTTCAATCACTTTGTAGAAAGCGGTAGTGGTTTTGGTTATGCTACTGTAGATAGTTATCCTGTTGATGATGATACAGCAACATTACCAGCTGATAAGATTAGAACAGAAAGAATTCCAATCTATACATCTCCACAAGATGGTCAATCAATTGATCTAAGAGATGCTGTAGACTTTAGACCTCATGCTGCTAACACAGCTAATACAACTAATGCATTGACCGCTGGAGCTGCAACTACAAACCCAGCTAAGACAGTTTCGTTTAGTGGTGAGCAATATCTAGCTGCTCCTGGCAAGTCAATGGCTGTTGACTACGAACATTATTTACCAAGGATTGATAAACTTATGATGGACACTCAAGGAGTGTTCAGTACAACTGAAGGTGCATCAAACATAAGACCTGTGCCTCCTCAAGACTCTGCAACAGCTATGACTGTTGGGTTGATTACTGTACCAGTGTTTCCATCATTAGCAAGTCTACCAGCTGCTCGAGCAGGTCGACCAGACTATGCATATCAAATCTTGAGTAAACAACAACGTAACTTCACAATGAAAGACATTGGTCAGATCAAGAATGAAGTTAGAAAGATTCAATACTACACATCTCTTAACTTACTAGAGAAACAAGCTATTGATCTTACTATTCCATCATCTGCAAATGCTTCATTAGAGAGATTCAAAAACGGAATACTTGTTGATAACTTTGTTGATCAAACTGTAGCTGATATTGGAAACAGAGAATTCAAAGCTGGTTACGATAAAGTTAACTCTGTATTGACTTCAAGACAAAAGAATAATGTGATTGATATCACACCAAACGCTTACTCCAATACAGTTAAGACTGGTGATCTGATTACTCTTACTTATGATGCTGTAGCTGAATATGATCAAAGGTCAGCTACAAGAACAAGAAACCTAGCTGAATTGTTCTGGAACTATTCTGGTATTGTAAACGTATTTCCAAACTACGATAACTTCCATGACATTAGACATCCACCTTCAAATGACTTCCATGTTGAGTTAGACTTAACTCAAGGTACACGATCATTGTTGAATAGTATACGAGACCTTGAAGCAATTCAAGAACCTCGTAGTGAAGTCATTGGTGATACATCTGCAACTAACTTTCTTGGATCTACACAAAGTTCTGTAGTTAACCAAGTAAGAAGTCCTGCTCCTGGTGGAACAACTACAAGGAATGATACAACTACTACAACAGTCAATAACTTTGAAACTATTAGAACTATCAGACGACAGCAAAGTGAAAACCAGTTTCAAACACAAGACATTGTTAACACACAAACTGTTGGTGAATTTGTAAGAGATATATCTTTCAACCCATTCATTAGACAACAGTTGTTATATCTACATGCATTTGGATTGAAACCAAATACAAGACACTACATATACTTTGATTCTAAAGCAGTTAGTGCACAAAGTCAACCAGCTACTGTTAATGTTGGTGATGCAATAAATGAGGCTAACTTTAGAACAACTGGTGCTGTAGGTGATGCAATCAGATCAAATGAATCTGGTGAAGTGTTTGCTATATTCCATCTTCCAGCTGAAACATTTCCAGTTGGTGAAAGACAAGTCAACGTTTCTGATCAAGCAACAGTCGCTGCTGCATTTGATACTGGATCACAAGCTGGTGGAGTGTTCAATGCATACAACTTTGGTATTGATAAGTCTAGCATACAATTAACAACAAGACAACTAGGTGTTACAAGATCAAGAGTTATAACTGGTGAAACGGTTGAGACACAAGCTACTAGATCAAGAAGGACAGAAGCAATTACAGTACCTGGTCCAGGTACATTTGTTGCTAATCCTCCTGCTGCTGCAATTCCTCCTGCAATCATTACAACACCTCCTCCTGCTGCTGCTCCAGAAGATGATGGAGATGGTGATGGAGACGGAGACGGTGATCCTTTAGCACAGACATTCATTGTAAAGAATACTAGTACGACCACTGGTCAATTTATAACTAAGATGGATATCTTCTTTGAAAGTAAAGATCCAGTACTTGGTGTGTTGTTACAGATTAGAACAGTTGAAAATGGATTTCCATCATCTCACGTTATGCCTAATGGTGAAGTACATCTAAGGTCAGCTGATGTTAATATAAGTTCTGATGGTACAACTGCAACAACATTTACATTCCCCGCTCCAGTATTCTTGAGAAGTGGATTGGAGTATTGCTTTGTATTGAAACCTGATGCAAACAATCCAAACTACAACATCTATGTTAGAAAGACTGGTGATACAGACATCACTACAAATACTATCATAAACCAAGATAACTTCGAAGGCCTTATGTTCTTGTCTACAAACAACAGAGCATGGAGACCATACCAACAAGAAGATGTTAAGTTCACAATCTATAGAGCTGAGTTCAATGCATCTGATGGTAGTGTTGATTATCAAAATGCAGATCACGAATTCTTTACATTGGAGAGTGTCAATGGTACATTTGAACAAGGTGAGAGAGCATTTATTTACAACAATGCAGCAAACATTACTGGTAACGTTGCATTTTCAACAACCAGCGAAACAATTACTGGCACAGGTTCTACGTTTACGTCAGACCTTGCAGTAGGACAGTTCGTTGCTCTGACTAATGGTACATCTCACTCAGTCAGAGAGGTGACGGCAATAACAAACAACACCATACTTACTGTCCGAGGATTTCCAGACTTTACATCAGCTCAAGCTGACGTTCAGTTGACACCAACTGGTGAAATATTCTACTACGAAAGTACTAACCAGCTTAGAGAGATGCATCTAATCAAGTCTACTGCTGCTAATGCTACATTCAAATTTGCAAACACAAATAGTATTGTTGGTAGTGAATCTGGTGCAAATGCTACAATCACAGAAGTTGAAAATATTAACATGACTGCATTTGATAACATGATATATCAAATCACACCAGCAGATACAGCATTAACTCAATTTCATCAATCTAACACATCAACTGGACAAACTGCCAATACACAATTCCCAATCAACAACAGGAATAGATTGACAGAAGTTGCTATAATCAAGAGTAGATCAAATGAAATAGTTGATGGAACAGGTAAGTCATTGAAACATACTTTCTTGTTTAACTCAGCTAAGTCTCATTTGTCTCCTGTTATTGATGATGGTATTAGTAATATACTACGAGTTGAAAATATAATCAACAACAGTAATACTAATGAACATCTACCATTAACTGGTAGCGCATCAGCTAAGTATCTTTCTAAGTCAGTTACATTGGATGAGGGACTTGATGCTGAAGACTTGAGAGTGTTTGTTACAGCTACCAAACCTGGTTCATCTGATGTAGAAATATATGCTAGAATATCTAATGAACTAGAAGTTGATGACTTTGAAGACAGACATTGGACAAGGTTACAGCTTGAAGGATTCAATAAACAATCAGCTCCAGGTTCATTAGACGACTTTGCTGAGTATGAATATAGAATACCTGATACACCTCCATCAACATTACTTGTTGGTAAAGGTCTTGCTGATAATGCTAATGCATTGATTGCAACAACAGATGATCAATCTAGTGCACTATCTGTAGGAGACTTGATTAAGATAATTAACACAGATGCGGCAATTGATTATCAAATTGAAACAGTTGTTGCAGTTAACTCTACAGTTGTTACAGTTGGTAATGCAATCAGCTTTGATAACACACAAGCAGATATACTGAAGGTAGACACGCCTCAGACAGCGTTTAAAGACCCTCAGAACGAGTTCATTGCAACATACTACAATAGTAGTCAGAATAAATTTGATACATTCAAAAACTTCCAGATTAAGATTGTATTGAAGAGTAGCAATGCTGCTTTAGCACCAAGGGTAAGGGACTTCAGAGCTCTGGCATTGAGTATATAAGATGCCAGATCAAATACGATATGAAACGGATAACGATTCTTTTGATCGGGATCCTAACTCCATGGCTCTTATAAATACAGATAGGAATGCCTACTCACTCTATAAGAGTCGTAGGAAAGACGCGCTTGCAGCAAAACAACTACATAATGATGTAGAAGAACTCAAGTCTGATATTGGTGAGATCAAACGAATGTTACAGAATTTAGCTAGAGGATAGTATGGCAAAAACATCTTACTTAGGAGCTAACATAGCAGTAGCTACTGATACGTTTAGAGAATGGGTAGAGAGAACTAACCAGCTCGTATACGATCAAGGAACTATTGTTATTACAGCTGGTGCAGTAGCTTTACCAAACTCAACGAACCATACTATTACATCAGGCAATGGTCATGTCAACGGTATCTTTTCTGCAAATACATTAGTTGCAAAAGACAACATAAGAGGTGGTACAGTACAAACTGCTGCTGCTATAACATTTGCTTCTAATCTTCATGCATCTGCAAATATCACTCATGATATTGGCACACCAACAATGCAGTTTGGAAATGGATACTTCAAGAACGTGTTAGCATCAGGCGATGTTGAAGCTAGTTATTCTTCTGACATTGCATTGAAAACTGATCTACAAAAAATGGAAAATGCAGTAGAGGTATGTAGAAACCTCAATGGCTATATGTTTAAATGGAAGACAGATGATCAAAAGAATGGTCAGACTGATCTAGGTGTTATTGCTCAAGAGATAGAAGCTGAATTACCATTTCTCGTATCAACAAATGGAAATGGAAACAAGGCTGTTAAATACCAGTCGCTCATTCCTCTGTTAATAGAAGCTGTAAAAGAGCTTGACAAGAGAGTTGAAGAATTGGAGAAAGACTAATGCCATTAAAAGTTAACGGTGTTACGATTGTTAACAGCACAGCCAATGTGCAAACATCTACACTGCCGGATACAGGCATATCAACAGGCAACTTTGGAAACACGACCTTTGCTGTCACGGCAAATGTAACTAGTAGAGGACTTGTAAATGCTATAAGTGTGGCAGCTATATCAAAGACATCACGTAACTTTGAAGCTGCATCTAATAATGATTCCGAGTATGTTGTCTACGTTAGTACATCGACACCTTCTGGTGGCGCTAATGGAGATATCTGGTACCAGACATTTAGTTGAGGCATATATAAAGTATGTCTTACTCTAATCGACTTTACGCAAAAGAATATGCTGGAGGGGAACGGACCTTTGAGGTTTCGTATACTGGTACTGGTACCAGGACTCCTTACATCGTATACACAAATGCGTTCCATGGATTCTATAATGGATTCGAGGGAGTCTATACTAATAGTAGGACATCAACTCTTGCATGGCAAACAAACTTTGCTGGAGCATACACAGCTTCATATGAAGGCTTTGTAAACTACAATTCAGACGATACTGATACTTATTCAAAAGCATACACATCACTCAAGAACTTTACTGGTCAATTAGGATACAGAAAAGACTATTCAGCTACAGGTAACCAACCGGACAATATCTGGGCTAAAATGAATATTAGTGCCAACTATAGTGGCACATATAGTACTGATATTGCATACAGTCGTGTTGTTGGTTACGTTGGTGATGGAAACTATGATGGTGCTGCATACACAGCCACATGGGTTGGAGAACTAGCATACACACCAACATATAGTGGATTTGTTGGCTTTGCATCATATACAAAAACATATGAAGGTTCAACAACCTATACCAAAACATACACTAAGACATATGTTGGTAACACAATATACCAAGCTGAGTGGCAGAGAGACTACTTAAAGAACTATGGTGGTACAGCAACATATACAAAAGCGTATACAGTTGATGTAAACTACGACAAAGACTATTCTGCTGGTGCATGGGTAGGAGCAACTAGCTTCATAGTTTACAGTAAAGACTACGGTGGTGCAATAACATATCTTGATTCTACTGGTGCTGGTTTCACAGGGTTTGTGAACTACACTAAAGGATATCAAGCTACACAATTCTACACAAAGACATATGTTGGTACAGTAGATTACAATAAGAACTATGTTGGTGCTGCTGACTATATCAAAGCATACACTGGCCGTGCTTCATACATGGCTGAAGAGAACTTCAACAAAAACTATACAAAAGCATATACAACTGTAGCTGACTTTACAAGAGTATGGTCTGGTGGCCTGTCTTATCTTGGTAACGTAAACTATGATGGATTATCTTACACAGGTACATATGCTGGTGATACAAACTATCAAACTCTAATATACTATGTTGGAACATCTGACTTTATTGGTACATATGAAGGTCTGGCTGATAACTCATATCTTGGTTCTGCATTTGTTGGTGTATATGAAAAAGATTACATTGGTAACTATTTTAGAGTATACACTAAGATCTGGCAAAAAGATTATGTAACAGATTACGAAAAAAATTATGTAAAAACTTATACCAAAAGATATGAAAAATTATATGTTGGTGATTACGTTGCTGCATATCGTACATCATATCACAAAGATTATGATAAAGTTTATTCTAAAGTATGGACAAAAGCATATGAAGTTCCATATACCAAAATCTATTCCAAAGATTGGGAAAAGACATATACCAAAATCTACACAAAGGTTTGGACAAAAGACTACCTTGAAGATTATGGCAAAGCATGGCTTGGCATATACAACAAAGATTATATCAAACTATACAACAAAGTATATTCCAAAGATTGGGTTAAAGATTACGATAAAGCATATGTTGGTCCAGTCTTCTATGGAGGATTTGCTTCTGGTTCTCAAACAACTTCGTACGGTAAAGTTTGGCAGAAAGCATATACAGCTGATTATACAAAAGATTGGGAAAAGGCATATGTCAAATCATACGAAGGTAGCTTTGATGCAACATATACCAAAAACTGGTTAACAGATTATGCAGCAGATTATTCCAAAGATTGGGTCAAAGCATATGCTAAAGACTACGATAAAGTTTGGAATGCTACTTACGAAAAAGATTATGGCGCTGACTATACCAAGGTCTGGACTAAGAACTATGATGAGTCTTGGGCCAAGGAATGGGAAAAAGATTACGGCAAGACATATACAAAAATCTGGACTAAGATTTGGCAGAAAGATTATGTTACAGATTATGAAAAAGAGTATGGTAAGACATATACCACTGACTATCTAAAAGACTATGTTGCAACATACAACAAAGATTATGTTGCAAACTATGATAAAATATATCTCAAAAATTGGTCTAAAGACTATGCTGAAGACTATACAAAGATATGGCAAAAAACATACGATGCTGCTTATACTAAGATATGGGTTGGAAGGTATGAGAAAAACTGGGTCAAAGCATACGAGAAAAATTATGTCAAGGCTTACATAAAAGCATATGGTAAGACTTGGGAAAAAGACTATGTCACAGATTATGATAAGGTCTATACAAAAGCATACAACAAAGGTTATATCAAAGCATACACTGCTGCATATACTAAGATCTGGGCCAAAGATTGGGTCAAAGCATATGATAAGGTTTGGCTTGGTGAGTATACCAAGATCTGGGCTAGAGATTGGGAAAAGAATTATGTAAAAGCATATGATAAAGCATGGGTTGGCGTCTATCAAAAAGACTATGTTACATCATACCATGTTCCATATGATAACTTTAACACGACAGTTCTATTACTAAATGCAGAAATACCAAATGCAACTGATGGTGATGTAGAGTTTATTGACGCGTCTGATAATGGTAACCATGTTACAACTGTACATGGAAATGCTGCTAAGAGTACAGATCAAAATAAATTTGGTTCTGCATCTATAGAAATACCAAGTACCGGATCTAGTGGTCTAACAATTAACTTTGCAGACGATGACTTTAACTTTCAAAATGAAGACTTTACAATTGAGTTCTGGTTAAGAGCTGTTGGTACAAACAATGCTACAATCTTAGAAGCATATGATTCATCTGACAATAGCGTTAAATGGGCTATCAGAGGTAATGATGCATCTAGTCCTAGTCAGATAATATTCTTCGAAGGAACAACAGCTAGAGTTACAGCAGACGACAATAGTCCTTGGTCAACTGATACTTGGATTCATGTTGCAATTGTAAGAATAAGCAACGCAATCAAAGTATACATTAATGGTACAGCTGATGCAGCAACGTATACTTCAGCTGCTAACTTAACTGGAGCCAATAGATTAGTAATTGGTAACAGAAGACAGTTAGATGCATCTATTGGTGGTTACATTGATGATCTAAGAATAGATAAAGAAAATGGCAAGTATACTGGTAACTTCAATGTTACTGATAACGAGACAGCTCAAGAACAAATAAATTCTGCTGATTGGACATCATTCCAAAAAGCATATGTTAAAACATACAGTGCAGACTATACTAAGATCTGGGCAAAGGATTACGATAAGACATACGAAGGTGTGTTCAATGCAACGTATGAAAAAGCATATGATAAAGTATATACAAAGGAATGGGAAAAAGACTACGTCGTAGATTATACCAAGGTCTGGAATAAGAACTGGGAAAAGGCTTACGATAAAGTTTATGCTAAGGTATGGTTAGGCAACTATGACAAGATATATGTAGGTCCAGTTTTCTATGGTGGTTTCGCATCAGGATCACAGACAACAAACTATACCAAAGTTTGGGAAGGTAGCTTTGATGCTAACTATACTAAAGTTTGGAACAAAGATTATGAAAAAGCATATGATAAAATCTATACCAAAAACTGGGTAAAAGCATACGATAAGACATACACCAAAGATTGGATCAAGGCATATGACAAAACTTGGACTGGTGTATATACTAAGATATGGACAAAAGATTACGATAAAGTTTATACTAAAATTTGGAACAAAGACTACGTAAAAGATTACGTCAATGTTTGGGTTGGTGAATGGGTCAAGAACTGGGTTAAAGATTACGAAGGTTCTTTTGATGCAACATACAACAAAGATTGGGTGAAAGCATATTCCAAAGACTATGATAAAGTATATGAAGGTTCCTTTGATGCCACATATGAGAAGGCATACTCTAAAGACTATGATAAGGTCTATGAAACAGATTGGAACAAAGAGTATATTGAAACATATGAAAAAGACTATACTAAGGTATGGACTAAGAACTGGGTCAAGAATTATGATACTGAATATGAAAAGCAGTATGATAAAGATTGGATCAAGACATATGAGAAAGATTATGTAGCTGCTTATGACAAGAACTGGGATGCAGTCTACAATAAAGATTGGGTCAAAGACTACGATAAAGTTTATACAAAGCTGTGGGCTAAAGACTATGAAGCTGCGTACACCAAGATTTGGGATAGAGCTTGGGTCAAGAGTTACGATAAGAACTGGGTCAAGACTTATACCAAAGACTGGAACAAAGTATATGTTAAGGCGTATACTAAGAACTGGGTTAAAAATTACGAAACAGATTACTCAGTTGATTACGGCAAGACATATTCAAAATTATATGAAGCTCACTATACAAGAGACTTCCTCAAGTTATGGCAAGGTGAGTATACTAAGAACTATGACAAAGACTACTTAAAAGACTATGTCAAAACGTATACTAAAAACTGGGTCAAAAATTACGAGACTGACTACACTCAAGAGTATCAAGGTACTTACACCAAAGCCTATGAAGGTATCTTTGCAACATTTATCAAATTCTATCTTGGTCCCAAGCAATGGGAAGGTAATATACACTACACCAAGAACTATACTGGCCTAAGATTTTATGGTAAGGCTTGGGGTACTGAGTATGCCAAAACTTGGACTGGTAACTATAGTCATAATTATGAAAAAGAGTATCAAAAAGATTACTTAGCAGACTATACAAAAGCCTGGACTAAGACATATACTAAAGCATATGTCAAGAACTATGATAAAGTATACACCAAAGTATGGACTAAAGATTGGACCAAGGCTTATGTTGATGGGTCTGGTGATACCTATACTAAGATATGGTCAGCAGATTATGCTGCAGACTATACTAAAGGTTGGAACAAGGATTACGAGAAAACATACGACAAAGACTATGATAAAGTTTATACTAAGG